ATGCTGGATCAATTCTACGTGTATTAGGTGAATTATGTTTATATTTAAAATAAAAGTCTTGTCTACCTACAGCTACACGATAGTCCTTGGTTTCAGTAATTGTAAACTCACTACCTGTAATTGATAATTGATAAAATTTCTTATCTGTATAAGCATAAAACACTTGACCCTGCAGATACTCTTTTTTCTTAAGCTCAACACCCTCTAAGTCAGCATACATTATGTTAATTTTACCACTGTTTAATGGTACCCATCTTTCTAAATTGTCAAAGTCTGTTTGACGTTCAAAGAATACATATTTTGTATTTGGACTCACTGTTGGATCTACTAGATCCTTAAAGATATCTGGATTATCAGCAATACCGTCTGCGTCTTTGTCAGCATAACTTACTAACACTTTAAAGTTATCAACAAAACCATCAGTTTCTGTTTCTTGACCAACTATATCTAATAAAATATCTGAGGTTAAGTTTTCGTTAGCATCAGGTTTAGTATTTGCTTTTAACACAGTCACTGAATCGTTAACTGTTTTGCCTGTTTTAGGATCATATACCTTTGAGTTTGAATCATAAATGAATCTATTTTCTAGCACTGATGCAAAATAGTAACTTAGATCTCTATATTTGATAGTATATATTTCGCCATCTGTGGTAAATTGAATTAACCATGAAGCATCACGATTTAAACCATCTTGGTTTTTGGCATAATTGTTATTGTAGTCAGCATTTTCATCTAAGTTGTCTGTTGAAATAATATACCATTCACTAGTTTCTTCGTCATAGCCGATACCAAAGTCTCTATATACTTCGATCTGATCAATCATGCTATTTTCAAATGCTACTTCTAAATCAGTTATAAATTTAGGAATAACTTCTGTTGGAATACAACCATTTGGAAGATATTCATTAAATGTTACAGGTCCAGTACCGTCACTTAGGTTACCTTGACCAAAGTTAGTACCATCTAGTACCAAGTTTGTCACTGTTGCCCATATTGCTAGTTTCTCATTGGCTTTAGTAGGCACGCCTGACTGTAATCTATTGTTAGCATCAAAATATTGATTATCTGGAGCAACAAATTTAACTAACGCACCTTCCTGAATATATTTTGTATTACTTGATGTTAACGCAATAGATATTGGTCCACCCGAGATACTATCTTTAAAATATCCTGTTGTTTGACTAACAATAGCTGTTGAATTATTCCAAGTTAAACCAGATAAACTAATACGCTGAAACTTATCATAGTAAAAGTGTGTTAATGCTCTTGACTTAAGAATTGGTTCTACAGTATTCTGAATAACATCAGCAATATCATTTGTGTCTACAAAACTAAATGTCTTTGTAGGATCTGTAAATGATCTATACAGCATACCATCGCTGGCAAATGCTGTTGTTGATGAATACTTACCTGTTGGGTCTAATAAGTCTAACTGTCTGTTAATACCAACGCCTGTTCTCGACAAGGCTTTTGATTTTAAAATACTTGTAAATCTTGTAAACGGAAAGTTATTGTAATCCTCACCGTTAACCATTCTATTCTGTGTATAAAATGCCGCTGGTGCTCTTTCTTTAATTTCATTAATAGTTTCACGCGATTTAGAATTTGATACCGGGCTTTGTAATGACACTGTCAATGTTAATGTTTCTACTCTACCATTACGGCTTACGTAGTTAATTGGTACTTCTACATTTTGTATTTCTTCAGGATTAATCACATATTCTAAACCATTTGAAGATCTAACATAAGCTCTGTAGTCACCTAATGGAATTTTTGAGAATGTGCCATCACCAAATTGTAATTGTATCTGATCATTAGTTCTTGAATTAACTTGATAAACTTCACGTTCGCCTGTGCCACCTGTTTTATCAATAGCAAAGATATTATCTACAGGTCTCCATTCAGTTAATCCATTACTGTTTTGAGTAAGCTCAAATAACCAAACGTCATTATCGTTAACCCCTTCAATATTAACATTAACTATTCTGTTTGAAATACGATCAACTAGAGTAAAGTCTTGATTGGTCAACGAACCTTGTTTGAACATAAAGAAAAAGCCAGTGTTTTCTGAACCATATCCTAGTTTGTCATTTTTATAAATTATATTAAATGCTCCGCCGGGTCTCGGTGACTGTTCGTAAACGTAGCTTCTGTCTACTGACGTTCCAGATACAATTTCAAAATCCATTGATATACCATCAACGTCACTTTGGAAACTAGCAATTGGAATTGTGTTTGGTGTTGTATTGATTTGATATTCGTCTGTAGTAATACCTAATATGTTCTGGCTGTTTCCTGGTCGGCCAAATCGTTGACTGTCTACCATTGCGGCATTTATAATAGCATTAAACTGTTCTAACCAGTCTGGATTAGTCACTGAATTCCAATTAACTGTAATGCCTGATAAATTAAATCTATTGTAATCTAAAACAGACTCTGTTGTTCTAATTGCTGTTACTTTTAAGAAACCATTAGCGTTTAAGTTTCTTTTAGGAGTGTAACCCACTAACTTGGCTAATTTAGTTACTGAGTCTCTACGCTCTGCTGTGTCTAAAAAGTTTTCTCTGGTGTTTAAGTCGTTACGGAAAGCAAGACCTTGTCCCATGAATGAGATTAGATCTAGCAGTGCAACGAACTCACTTGATTCTGTATAATCGTTAAACGTTTCTGGATAATATAAACGCAAGTAGTCAACCATTGACTTACGTAGAGTTTCAAAGTCGTAACTTTGGAAGTCAGCCTCTTTGTAAGTGCGGTATAACTTCTTCCAATCTTCCGCCCCAAAAATAGCGGTTTGTCTTGTAGTCTTAGCCATAGAATACCTATAATCCTTTTGTTATAAGTATTTATCACTTTAATTAAGTGGGTATATTATACGTAGTTGGCTGTGAGGTTTTCTGTATTGAGGAATATTTTTAGTAATTGGCTTTCTGATGATTGAACTGTTGAAACTGATACTTCACACAATAAACCATTGTTTTGTGTGTAAAACATTATTTCGTTAACTTTAACTCTTGGATCTCTTTGAATTGATTTACGCATTTCATTATCGATCTGATTTAGAGTTTTATCATCAACAGCTTCGTAAAGATAGTCCCACAGAGACGTGCCAATATTTGGCCTGCCTGGCATAGTACCTTGTCTAATTAAAAGATTGTTTAGTAAGTCTCTTTTAACTAATTCAAAGTCTTCTAAGCGAAACTTTTTGTTTCTGCCAATTGAACTGTATCCGTAGAATCTTGCCATAGTATATTATTTATCTTGTATGTTTTGGCGGTATTGCACGTGAGTCAGCAATAATTTGACTAACATTGTTGTCTAGTGTTTCTCTATCTGTAGTACCTGCATACGCACCTGGATTACTATAACTCTTGTTTAGGCTTGTTAATTTTGTATCAACCAAGTTAACTGAATACTTGCCGTTACGTGCTGTTTGTTCAATTCCCGAATTAATCATAGCATTACCGCCTGAGCCTTTTGCCCAGTTAGCAACATTGTCAGCACCATATGCTGAACTTGCATTTAATATTCCGCCTAAGTCTTCAGGTGATTCTGTGCCTGTTAATATACCTTTAGCTTTTAATGAACTTAAATTAGTTGATAAAATATCTTGCTGTGCCAGTGTTTGTGCATTTATATCATTTAAAAATCCAGTTAAGTTATTAGCACTGCCTTTACCGGTCCATACGTTTGGATTTTTAAGCACTGACTCTAACTGTGTTGTTACTGTACCAAACCCATCTGTAACTGTTGAACTTGGGTCTTTGATATATTTGCTAACTGTACCTGGTTTTAAGTATCCTGACGATTCTAATTGATCTGGAGAAATACCATACTTACCAATACCTTTATCTACAGATATATCTGTAAAGTCTTGCCCAACTTCTTTGGCTCTTTGTGCTATTACACCTGTAACTTGATCTTGATCTAAACTACCAATTGATTTAGTAGCAGGTATTTGTTTAGCAAAGTCGCTGGATGTAATTTCGTTAGTAGGTAACTTACCAGCAATATTTGATGCTTTACTTGCCAATGCAGGACTTAGTGTTGACGTTGCTGTTTTACCTAACTGTACAGAATTTTCAACACCTAGGTTATGGAATGGCCATGGCTCGTGACTTGGTACTCTAGTAGCAATAGTTTCTAGTTCTCCATACTGAACTTCCCATCCGTTAGCACCAAGTTTAGTATCACTAACTTTATTTTTCTTAAGCAATACATTAGGTGAAACAGGAACACCGCCACCATTATTAAGGTTAATAGTACCTGCTTTGATATCCATTCTATCGCCACCATTCATACTTGACAGTTTTCCGCCCTCAATGGCAACTGTATTATCACTGCGTATACCTGCGAACTGTTTACTATAAAGTTTTGCTTCAGCAATACCTGTTGCCGCAAATTGTGTTTTAGCTTCCATTCTAGTTGATAATTCAGAATATGTTGATATATGTCCACCTGCATACATGTTAATGTCTTTGTCTGCGTGTAAATTAATAGTACCCTGTGTTCTTACGTTAACTGAGTTTGTAGCAAATACATCTACAGTGCCTTCTTGACCAAACTCTAACCATGTCTGTCCGTTAGCATGAATAATGTGAAAACAGTTTCCATCATCGCTCATAATGATTTGATGACCTTTGGCTGTTCTAATTCTTACTAGTTGATCTTTACCTTGAATATCTCCATCATCAAGAACAATACTGTGTCCACCGTTACGTCCTACAACTTTAACGTCTTCAGGTTTGAGTTCACCATTCTGTAGTTTAGCTCTAATATCTGCTTGGTCAACTCCTTTAACACCTGAGTATATAGGTTTACCTGGAGTTGAAAATCCAAATACATTACTGGGTGATTCACGCTGTGCTGTTGAAGTAATAGGACCTCTTGTGTTGTCTTTTAACAGTCCTTGTCCAAACAGTGTACCTGCTACAACATTGTGTACAGGTTTAGGTTGTTTAAAGAACTGTGGGTTTTCGTTGATTGTAGGATCTTCATTGTTAATTTCTGTTACAGGAACTTGACTAGCACCTGACACAAATG